GACTACATCCAGACTTCTCTCAAATCAGAGAGAGCCGTGCTTTTCATGATTGGGTTGGTCTTCAGCCACAATGGATTCAAGACTCTCTGTATAAAAACACGACAGATGCGATGGCCGCTAGTAGGGCCATTGACCTTTATAAAGTTGATAAAGGCATGAGAAAGCGGCCAGCCAGTAGTGCTGGTGCTGCTGCTTCCGTACCACGAACAGCACAGTCTTCTCCCGCTGGAACGGCTCAAGGTCGTTTCACTGAAAGCCAAGTTGAGAAGATGTCCTCTCAAGAGTACGAAAAAAATGAATCGGCTATATTAGAAGCTATGCAAAAAGGAATGTTTTTATACGACATTTCTGGCGCTGCCCGATAATATAAGTCTTTACCCAATCCGGTGTAGATGCTATAATTCTACACATAGATACGCCCCTTAATTAGGGGCCTTTCGCGTAAGCGACCTGACAAGACCGCGCAAGCCTACTCTTGTCACCCAAACCCACAGAAGAAATGTGACGCAATTCGGCCACCAGAGTTCATTTGGCCCGTACTCAAGTACCTTGTTCTTTCGTTACTTACAGTACGCACCCAAGTCGAAAATCTGCCCCTCATGGTGACACCTTCTGGTTTTAGCACGGCTCATTCCGAGCCTCGTTTGTTCTAGCCACTAGGAGAATTAATCATGGCTTTTCCAAAAGCATCGGGGTATTCCAACCTCCCCAACGGGAATTTCAGCCCCGTAATTTATAGTAAAAAAGTACAATTGGCCCTTCGTAAGGAGTCAATTGTTGAAGCTATTACAAATAGCGACTACTTTGGTGAAATTAGCTCAATGGGTGACTCTGTAAAGATCATCAAAGAGCCTACAATCACCATTTCTGACTACAAGCGCGGCACAGCAATGGCTTCGCAGGACTTGTCGGACGTTGACTTCTCTCTGGTCATTGACCAAGCGAATGCGTTCCAATTCCAAGTTGATGATATTGAGACTCAACACTCTCATGTTAACTTCATCGATTTAGCGACAGACAATGCAGCGTACAAGCTGAAGGACGCTTTCGACCAGAACGTACTGGGTTATTTATCTGGTTACGACTGGAGTGGCTCTGCATGGGCGGCTCGTACTGCTCCTGCTGGCGACAAAGCTGACGCGGCTGCTGGTGCTGACGAACTGCTGGCTGCTAACAAGATCGACGCAGCTACCTTCGGTGGAACTGCTGGTAACTCTCTGCCTTTGGCAGCGGGTGGCGGTGCTGGTGCAATCACATCTCCACTGGCTATGCTTAACCGCATCGCTCGTCAGATGGACCAAGCTAACGTAGCAACTGAAGATCGTTGGTTCGTAGCCGATCCTGTGTTCTATGAGCTTCTCATGGACGAGAACAGCAAGTTGATCAACAACGACTTCGCTGGTGGTCAGGATGCAGGTGACGTTCTCCGTAATGGCCGAGTTGTTTCTGGTCTGATCCGGGGCTTCAAAGTCTACAAGTCTAACAACCTACCATACGCTGGTACTGGTGCTGGTACTGCTGACGCAGACGGCTCTGATGCTAACTTTGGTGTTGTTGTAGCGGGTCACCAGTCTTGTGTTGCCACAGCGCAGCAGATCTCTAAGACTGAGAGCTTCCGCTCACCTGATACCTTCGCAGACGTAGTTCGCGGAATGAATCTTTTCGGGCGCAAGATCCTTCGCCCAGAAGCTTTGTTCACTGCGGAATACAACGTAGCGTAAGTGTCCATAGAGGGGACCCTTCGGGGTCCCTTTCTTCCTCTTACTTGAGGGTTTTATGCCAGCCACATTCTTAGATCTTAGCAATAGAGTCTTGCGGCGTTTGAATGAAGTTGAAATGACTTCTTCAGATTTCCCAACCGTGCGCGGTGTCCAAGCACTTTGTAAAGATTCTGTGAAGGCAGCAATTGCTAATATAAATCAGTCAGAGTTTGAGTGGCCTTTTAACGCAGCGGAACATACTGAAACCCTCGTTGTTGGTCGCGAAGAGTATGATTGGCCTACTTACTTCAAAGTAGTTGACTGGAATAGCTTCCAACTTTTTAAGAATTTTGGCGGCTCTAACGAATTTACGAAACTGCACTTTATTCATAGGGACGAGTACTATGAAAAGTACAGAGATGCTGACAGTAATGCAGGGTCATTGGGTATAGAACAGCCCCGTTATGTTTTCCCTAGTCACGGGAATGGGTACGGCGTAACACCCAGCCCTGACGAAGAATACAGTGTTAGGTTTCGATACTTTTTAAATTATGCAGATCTCAATCTGTATGATGATGAAACACGAGTTCCAGAGAGCTTCTCCAGCGTAATCGTTGATGGCGCTCTCATGCACATGTACATGTTCAAAGATAACGTAGAGGCGGCGCAGGTTTCTCAAGCTCTCTTTATGCAAGGCTTAAAGAACTTACAAACTCTGTACATCAACAATTACGAGTACATAACAGATCACAGAGTGAACTTCTAAATGGCTGATAGAATTCAGTCATACAAGGTGATTAGTGCTGGTGGCCTGAACAGCAATGAGAACCATCTGGACCTTGCGGAGAATGCTCCGGGTTCAGCTACACGACTTGTTAATTATGAGGCCAGTCTGTTTGGTGGCTACCGCAGGGTTAGCGGATTTATGCCTCTTGACTCCGCTTCTGAATTTGTCCCCGGAGAGGGCCGAGTTCTTTGTGTGGCTCTGTATACAGATCCCACCTATGGCAAAGAAGTTATCTTAGCCGCTAGAAAAGATGTTGGAACAGACACATACAGTTTTTATAGGCATGTTGCTTACTCTGGTTGGGTTCCATATTCTACTGGGGTAACACGGGCGACATCAGCAAATTCTGGTCTTAATGTTGTAAAGAAAATCCGGTTTACCACTTTCAATTTTGGTTTCGGAAATCACATCTGTTTTGTTGACGGGGTTAACCCGCCGATTGTTTATGATGGCAGCACATGGAGAGAATTAACTCCATCCGCAGCAGGGGGCGTATCTGCACCTGGAGGTAATCAACTTCTAAGCACTCCTTCTTTTGTAGATGTCTTTGAAAATCATTTATTTTTTACAGGTGATAAGACTTACGCGGCTGTTATCTGCCATAGTGCGCCACAAGACCCGTACACTTTTACCGCTGCTGCTGGCGGGGGCCAAATAAACACTGGGTTTGACGTTATTAACTTTAAGCCCTTTAGAGAAAATTTGTTCGTCTTCGGAACTAACTCCATTAAAAGAATTAGTACCGACTTAACTGCTGGATTTGTCATAGATCAAGTAACGGCCAACGTAGGCTGTATTGCAGCAGATAGCGTTTTAGAAATTGGTGGTGATCTTGTCTTTTTAGCCCCAGACGGCATCCGACCTGTAGCAGGTACAAGTCGTATTGGTGACGTAGAACTGGAGACTATTTCTAAAAGTATCCAGTCTTTGCTAATTGATCTTCCGGTGGACTACGATCTGGACACCGTTCTTAGCGGGGTAGTTGTTAGAACAAAATCCCAGTTACGGTACTTTGTTGGTGATGACAGCATCAATGTCTCAGATAGTAAGGGGGTCGTTGGAGGTCTACGAACAGCAGACCAACAATTGGGCTGGGAATTTGGGGAGCTACTAGGAATTAGAGCTTCTTGCGCTGTTTCAGGTTATATTGGACGAACTGAGTACGTTCTCCACGGAGATTACAACGGCGGGGTTTATAGGCAAGAACAAGGCGAGGATTTTAACGGTGACGGTATCATCGGCATCTACTCTACTCCTTACTTTGATTTTGGAGACACAGAAGTCCGAAAAATACTTCGCAAAGTAAATACTTTTATCCGGTCTGAAGGCCCCTTGGAAATGAATATTTCCGTATCCTATGACTGGGATGACACAAAAACAGCAAAGCCCCCTTCTTATGTTCAAAGTAGTACGGGCGCTCCAGTTATATACGCTGGAAGAAACGTGAATTACGCGGGAACTAATATCCGATACGGCGGCAACGAAAAGCCTATCATGTCTACCGATATTCAGGGGTCCGGTTACGCGGTTAAAGTAACCTACGTCACACTGGGCCTTGGTAATGCATCACATTCAATTCAGGGCATGGTCTTTGAATTTAGTGTCGCGGGGAGAAATTAATAGATGGCAGGATATGTAAGACAGTCAATCGCAGACATTATCAATGGAGAGAGCGTCACTGCTCCCCCGTTAAATGCTGAATTTGATCAGATTCAAAGTGCGTTTAATAGCACCGAGGGCCACTCTCACGATGGCTCAACGGGAAATTCAAAGAAAATTGATCTAACTACGTCTATCACAGGTTACCTACCTGTAATTAATGGTGGTGTTGGCGGAAAGAATACTACAACTCAAGTTGTTGACCCAGCACAAACAGACGATGGGACGGCTGGCTACGCTGCTGGCTCAGTCTGGATAAACACCTCCACAGACAAAATATTTATATGCTTCAGTAATGCTTCAGGTGCTGCGGTGTGGCATGCAGTAGCGGCGGTTACACCCCAAAATAGGTGGACTCCTGATTTAACTGGGTTGGTTGATATTGGCTCACCCACTAAAGCGTTCAAAGATGTTTACGTTAATGGGTCGTACAACGGTGTTGTTGGGGGTATTACCCCGGCTGCTGTAACAGCGACCACAGTGACCGCTAATACCGGGTTCTCAGGTAATCTGACGGGTAACGTAACGGGTAATATTACCGGAGATGTAACAGGTGACGTTACAGGAGATCTCACAGGTAATTTCACAGGTAACGCCACGGGTGATTTGACAGGTAATTTGGTTGCTACGACAGCCACCGCAAAGAACTTTAACCCTGCTACTGCCAGCACTTATACACTGGGAACAACCACCATACGGTGGTCTAATATTTTTGCTGACGCAGCAGAGATCAACACCGTTACGGGTGACGTTACAGGGGATTTGACAGGTAACTTGGTTGCTACAACAACCACAGGTAAGAATTTTAACCCTGCGTCTGATAACGCTTACACACTAGGAACACCCACCATACGGTGGTCTAATATTTTTGCTGACGCGGTAACGGGCGATCTAGTTGGAAACGTAACGGGTAATGTCACTGGTAATCTGACGGGCAATGTAACTGGTGATATAGTAGGCTCAATTAATGCTTCTAACGCAGTTGTTAGCAACGTGGCTACCCCGGTGGCTAATACAGATGCGGCGAATAAGCAGTATGTCACAGACCAGCTATCCCTTGGGGTCAACAGCGTTGAAGCTTTTCGCCTAGACGCGCAAAAATTTGCGATAAACGCAGAAGATAATCAATTCACTTCATCCACCGGGATCACTGGTTACTCCGCTCTTCATTACGCCGCCAAAGCGGATGACTCTAAAGTAGCGGCAGCGAGTAGTGCAACAGCGGCATCTGCATCAGAAGTTTCAGCAGCGGCATCCGCCTTAACCGCTTCCACGAAAGCTGCCCTTCTCTCAAACGCAGCGGATGCAATTGAACACAGACTTATAGGAGTGTTAATATGAGTACTCTGTCTTACTTTAATATCCGCCAATCAGCAGCGGAAGAAGCAGTAGCTAAACTAAGCACGTTGTTGGACACCCCAACCGTCCGAGAAGTTATTGTTTGTGTTAAAACCCTGGAGCTTATGGAAGAATACGCCCAAGTAGCTGGTTTTGACGCTCTGGTAGAAAAATTAATCGCAGCAGCAAGGACGGTTATGACAACAACCCTTGCTGATGATGATATGATGTACATAGCCCGTGCTATCGCTTTCGGCACAGGTGTTCCCTTTGGAAGTGAAGAACGATGGCTGCTTCTGAATAGAGACTCACACAATATCGACATTAACGGTGAAGTTATTGTTGGTGAGCGCACATTGGAGTCCTTTGGCTCTGTAATCCTTGAAACATACTACGCGGCGGACGCTGCTTAAAACTAGCGGAGTAACTTATGGCTACAATAACCCATGTCGTAACCGTTGCGGCCTACACAGAAGGCAATCGGTTCTTAATTGATGGTGCAAAGCACCCTAACTTGTTCTTTGCACGGGGCAACACTTACGTCTTTGACGTTTCAGACGCTTCTGTCTCTGGGCATCCCTTAAAGTTCTCAACTACTTTAAATGGCACTCATGCTGGTGGCTCTGCGTTTACTACAGGTGTGACGGATTCTGGCACGGCAGGTACATCTAGTGCTACGGTAACATTAGTGTGTGATGGTGATACACCTGACCTTCTCCACATCTACTGCGGCTCTCACAGTGGCATGATGGGAACAACAGCGTCTATCAAGACCTCTGGCGTTATCCTGACTGCTCATACCACTGATGCTCATGCCGTTGATACTCATGCCGTTGATGCTTTCGCAACTAACGTAGCTATTTTCTCTAACACGTTGGCGCGAGAAGTGCCGACTAAGATTGAGTCTATTGTTACTGCCCTAAAGACACACACCAATACAGAGTTGGGAGACATTGGAACTTACCTAAACACTGAGATGGACGACATCGAAACTTTCTTAAACACTGAGATGGGCGACATCACCACCTACATTAATACTAGTCTGAATTCTATTGTTACTGAACTTACTGAACTTGCTGGAAATATTGCTAAAGAGCAGGTAGAATTTGAGGCAGCATACGATGCAGCATTTGCTACTTTGCAGACGAACTTGGGAACATACACTCAAGACGTTAACTCCTACACACAAGCTCAAATTCAAGACTTGATGTTCACCGGAGCTATCTCTTCGTCAAACATCTCTTATGACAGCGATGGTCGTTTAAGTTCCATTTTATCTAACGGAAAGCTGACTTGGAATATCACCTATGATTCCGATGGTTATCTGGATGGCTTCAAAGAGAATGTTACAATCGGGGGCCAAATATTCACTAAGACTTACACAGTGAATGTGGACTCAGGAACTGGCGAAATAACCAACATCGAAGAAGTTTAAAAAGGGTCGGGACCTATGACTGATCTCTGGTTACATAGTCGGATAAAAGACTTAGAGTCTGCCTCCGGTACTTCAGGCGCGGCCCCAGCAGGGGCTGTTGCCACGTTGTTCGGTCGTATTGAGCGCTATCAGAACTTTGAAAACTACGGTCTCACTAACTCTAATGTTAATGGAACCAACTCCGATACCATGTGGCACTACGGCATGTCTTTACTGGGAGCGGAAAAGTCTGGGTATAATATAAGTGGAACGGGGGATAGTAATCCCGAAAACTTTAAATACAAGAGATGGCTTCAACGGGACATGGACTGGGCAAATGGCGCGGGTATGTCTAATGACAGCGCTATCTTCTCTGAGGATGGAGTCCACAGGGGTTATTCCAGTAGTAACCAGTACAGCTACCCTGTCATAGGCGTCAGGATGTTTGCTGTAGAAAACACAACTGACAGCAATATTACTTCCTCCATAAGAAGTGTGTCCTCTGCCTACAGCAGCTACTCTTATAGCTCTATGCGGATGCTTCTACCGTCGAGCCTGTCTGGGGGGAAGTACACCAATTCCTCAGAATCTCAGCTTATGAACTATACGAGTAACAGCACAACGTACCGTCAGACCAGTATTACAGTTCCCGCGAATACGGTGGCTATGATATTCTTATTCTCGCACGAGCGGTACTACACTCAGCTTTCGTATTCAAATAGCTACATTTTCATGCACACCAATGGCTTTTACGACTTTAAGACTTTCTTTTCTAATACTGGCCTAAAACCTAGAAATGACTTTGTTGATGCTGCGTTTAAAGGTGGAATTGTTGATGGGACAAACCAAGGCCCAGAAAATTATTGGAACCATTTAGTCCTTAAAGACACTTCTTTACCGACTAGCCACACGCATTTGGGGAACTAAAATGAAACCACATCTGTTAAACCAGCTTGCCACAAATGAGGAGAACATTTCTTCTACGTCTAGCACTTCTACCGCCGGGCGCTCTGGCCCTTTTTGTCACACGGCTGAAAGAGCAGGAAACCCGTATATCATTCCTTTGATCGCTAAGAATGTTACTCGCCACAACAATAGTCCAGGGTCTAATAGCTTTACTAGTTCCGGTTACTGGACCACCTTTTATACTTATTATCAAAGTACGAATGATGCCATCCAGCGGTACGGCTACGCACGGCCTCACGGCTCTAGTAAGAACCAATACTCCAACACATACTATAATTGCGGCGGTCCTCACAGAATGCTGTTTGCCAAAGGTAAGTCTGTAGGTATGTCGGGACCACACTCTCCGGGGGGAGGTACTAACCAAAGCTACGCTGATTTTTTCATCGGGCTTATGTACATTAAAAACCCAACGACATCTACGCAGACTGTGAGCATTTACAACCACCACGCAAATTATTGGTCCTCTGGACATGACGGCTCTAGCTGTACAGTGTATCTACCCAATGCAAGCACTAAGGCTGCGACCACTGGTGTCAGTATTCAGCAGGTCTGGTCGCAAACGGGCGGCAATAGTATGTACGATAACAGCGGGTCTTTCAGCTTACCTGCGGGTCGGACTGCTGCGGTAGTCTGTGCTAATACATGTGACTACCACACAAACTATAGCAGCGGAATTCATTACACAGGGCATCAGTACTGGAACAATCTGGATACGACTTTTAGCACCTGTATTCCTGATTACAACATGTACGCGATGGCGATGATGGCAACGTCCCAGCAAGGCCCCACAGGCACTTTCACTAGCACCAGCCATATTGGTTCTGACTGGAAACGCTGCCACGATATCTTTGGAGATTAATTATGGAAATGGCGATTTTACAACAGCTAATCTCTCAAGAGAAACGTGCTGGTACTGGTGGCGGCTTGTCAGGCGTTAGCTCTACTTTCATAACTGAAGGTAATTACGACAATGGTTCGTACACAGATTACCCTGTCCTAGCCGCTCCAATGTTGTACGCAACTGGTTACAGAAGTTGTTGGCCTAGTTCTGGGGGAAGTAGCCACACTTCTGAAAATATTAGAACTTATGCGGCTTCTCAGAGCTATGTTGAACCAATCATAAGCTGGCTGTACATGGGTGGCCATTGGGGCGGTGGCGGCAACTCTACATCAAACTGGAATGGTACGGGTAGCGGACTACAGTGCCATTTCTGGTCAGAAGAGGGCGAGGCAATCACGAAGCCTTTTAACGTGCCTAACAATAGTTCTAGTTATGGTCCTATCATGGCAGGAGTTATGTTTATAAGAAACATTGCGACTTCCACACAGACTCTGTCTTTTAATGCTTCACAAGCTGCTTATTGGTCCTCTGGTTATGATGGGTCTGGTGTCTCTGCTTTCGTTTTTAACACCGATACGTTGTCTACAGTGACGGACTGCTCTTGGAGCAATCTGTGGAGCTACCAAGGCAGCACCGCAGAGACCGCCAGTAGTTGTTCTGTCAATGTCCCAGCGGGGCATACTGTTGCACTCCTTTTCTCACAGACGATGAACTATTGGACAAGCTTCAGTAGTGGCGGACATTGGTTCTATCATCTGGGCGTAGATTGGGGGTCTACCTTCGATAATAGCAACCCAGACTGGGCAGCAGATCTTAGAACCACCGCTGCTTTTTACTCGCTCAGAGATATGAATCGTTTGGATCTAGGCGACCATCATTACTCAAACAACGGTAAAAATATTTTGGTTAAAAGTGCAAATATGGCAGCGGACTACTTTGGAGATTATAGCTAATGAATTTTATGGAGCAGTATCTCTTAAACAGAGCTAATCAAGTCGCTGGGTCCCTGTCGAGTGGAACTTCGGTAAGCGGAGGTTTTCCAGAATTTGTATCTGACACCCCTGTCGATATCAACAACTCCGTTCACTCTATTCCTTTTATTACGACTGGCTGGGCGCGACAGAATAGCACCTCCCTTAATTGGGATAGTAGCTATTCAGGGCAATTGACTACGCCAGACTTTGAGATGCCAAATCACCAAGGCGCGAAAATGGTTTTTTGGAATGCCTTGGGCGATAAAACCCCGCAGTATAATGGGGATTCTTCTTACCGACACTCTAAATCAGCCGCCACTGACAACAACCACCCACAGTACCAAACGATGCTTATGTTTGGCAGATACAACGTGGCTGGACGGACGATGTACCAAACTCAATACAATGGTACTAGCGGCAGCTATGGTCCCGGCATCTGTAATGTGATGTTTATAAAAAATACTACAGCATCAACTATCACCAAAACCGTTAAAACCTATGGAAGTTGCGAAAGTGGTAGTTACAACGGCGCTGCCATTGCAACAATTACTCCCAACAATACGGAAATGAAATCGACCACGGGCGACACATACGTTCGAAGCGCTAATAGTAATAGCGCCTCCTATGCACAAGAAATTTCAGGTTCTGTACAGTTCGCTGCTAATAAGACAACTGCACTATTGTGGAC